TAGTATTAGCAGATTCTTCTCAGTTTGTAGCTCCTGGTTATATCTGTGTTGAATTATTTGACAGTGATGGAAATGATGTGAGTGAAACAATTTACTATACAACAAACACTACAGCATCGAACACTTTATCAGGATTAACTAGAGGAACGGCTGCTCCTATTAATGGAGCTACTCCAGAGTCAACTACGGCAGCTGCTCATAGTAGCGGAGCTAAAGTTTATGGCTCTTACAAAATTACTAAACAAACTACAACGGAACAAATAGCTTCCCCTCCAGGCAGTCTTACGGTAAGTAATACTTTTACGTTTAGTTTAAAAAACAATGCGTCCAGTGCAGAAACAGGTGGAGGATTTTTCTGTTTCGGTGGACCAGTTAATATGAGGCCATAATGATAAAATATATAAAAAAACTATGGAATAAATTATTTGGAAAAAAGGAAGTTGTAGTAGCACCTACACCTGCTCCTAAACCAGAACATTGTGGTAGTCATACGAGATTCAGAAAAAGTTGCCCAGTTTGCGTGGAGGTCATTAAATAATGCCAGGATTAAGTGCATCAGGATTAATTACACAAATTAGAAGTTACACTGAAGTAAGTGATACAGTTCTTACAAGCGCTGTTTTAGAGAATATTATTTTAAATGCTCAACAAAGAATCATGTATGATGTTCCTATTGATGCAGATAGAAGAACTCAAACTGGAAGTTTAGTAGCTGGTCAACAACAAATTAATGCTCCAGCAGGAGCTTTATTTATTAGAGGGGTTCAAGTGTATGATTCTACATCTGCGACAACTGGAGATAACAGATGGTTATTAAGAAGAGATTTAACATTTTTACAGGAATATGTGCCTTCTACAGCTAGTGCTAAAAGAGGATGGCCTAAATATTATGCAGTATCTGATATAGATCCTCCTACAGGATTCACTGATACTACATCAGGAAGGCTACATTTTGCACCAGTTCCTGATGCAGCTTATACTTTCCAGGTCCATTTTAATAAGGCACCCGACCTATTAGAAGGTGATGGAACTAATTATATTAGCTTGAATTTTCCTCAAGGTTTATTATACTGTTGTTTAGCTGAGACTTATGGCTTTTTAAAAGGTCCAGCAGACCTGTTGACTTTATATGAGCAAAAGTATAAAGAAGAAGTACAGAAGTTTGCTTCTCAGCAAATTGGAAGGAGACGAAGAGACGATTATACGGATGGTACAATTCGTATACCGATCGAATCTCCGCCTCAATAAGGAGTTAAAATATGGCAAATACATCGGCAATGTGCACAAGTTTCAAACAAGAAATCTTGGTTGCTACTCACAACTTTACAGCATCAACAGGAAACACTTTCAAAATTGCATTGTACGATAGTGATGCAACTTTAGGGGCTTCTACAACTGCGTATAGTACTTCAGAAGAAATTACGAATACTTCTGGAACTGCATACACAGCAGGTGGTGCTTCGTTAACAAGTGTGACTCCAACAACTTCAGGAACAACAGCTTACTGTGATTTCTCTCCTGATATTTCTTGGACATCAGCTTCATTTACTGCGAACGCAGCTTTAATCTATAACTCAAGTGCATCAAACAAAGCAGTTTGTGCGATTGCATTTGGTGGAGATAAAACTGTTACTAACGGTACATTCACAATTCAATTTCCGACAGCGGACGCCAGCGACGCGATAATCAGAATCGCATAAGGAGGTAGATCCTTATGGCCGATCAAATCTTTTCGGTTGAAGGTGTTGAGGGTATAGTTAACCCTACACGTTGGAATGCCCAAAATACCCCATACGGAGAAGGAGCCTGGAATACAGGTGGATTTACAGCTCAAGATGTAGTTGTAGGTTGGGGTCATTTATCTTGGGGCCGTGCTAATTGGGGCGACTTAGATATTTACGAAGAAGGTTGGGGAAGAAGTACTTGGGGCAACGAGCCTTGGGGCGGTACTCATAATAAAAACGTTTTACTTACAGGTCAATACGGAACAGGATCCGTTGGTTCTATAACACCAGCAGATCAAGTAATAGGTTTAACAGGTCAGGCAGGTACTGGTTCTGTTGGAACTATTGCTCCTGCAGATGTAATGGGATTAACCGGTGTAGCTGGTACAGGTTCCGTTGGATCTATTTCACCAGCAGAAATGTCTGTTGGATTAACTGGAGTTAGTGCAAGTGGTTCTATTGGATCAATTGCTCCAGCTGATGTAATGGGATTAACCGGTGTAGAAGGAACTGGCGGAATTGGTAGTGTAATAATTCCAAACGTTGGAGTTCCATTAACCGGGGTCAGTGGTACAGGAAATGTTGGTGCACCAACCGTTATTTCATTCCCAGTTATTGAACCAGCAGGATTCCAAGCCACAGCTTCTTTAGGAACAGTTATTATACCTAATGATGCAGCTTTAATTAGTGGAGTATCAGCTACAGGATCAGTTGGAGATATTGCTCCGGCAGATGTAATGGGATTAACAGGAGTATCTGGCACTGGTGGAGTAGGAAGTGTAATCTGTGAATCTAAATATAGTGTATCAGGAGTAGCTGGAACTGGAGCTGTAGGTACAATTTCTCCTACAGAACAGGTAATGGGATTAACCGGCGTAGAAGGTACAGGAGCCGTTGGAACACCTGGAATTCTTCATTACGCAGATATTGACACAGGTTCAAATACGTCATATAGTAATATTTCAACGGGTTCGAATAGTTCATATTCGGATGTTGCATCAGGTTCAAATACCAGCTATACGGATGTAGACGAAGCTGCTTAATAAAATTTTAGGAGATTTAAAAATATGGCATCAACATACACCCCTCTCGGTATAGAGAAAATGGCTACTGGTGAAAATGCCGGTACATGGGGAACAAAGACTAATACTAATTTAGACATCATCGAACAGATCTCGGGTGGTTATACTACTCAAGCTGTTTCAGATTCCGGCGATACTACTTTATCCGTATCTGATGGATCAACAGGTGCAACCCTTGCACATAGAGTTATAGAATTTACAGGATCACTTACAGGCTCAAGAAACGTAACGATCCCTTTAGACGTACAAGACTTTTATCTTTTAAAAAACGCAACATCAGGATCTCAAAACGTTGTATTTAAATACGTAACAGGTTCTGGAGATAGTGCTACAGTACCAAATGGTAAAACTGTAATTGCATATGCAAAAGCAGATGATGGCACAAATCCAAATATTGCTTTGCAAGCATTTGGAGGGGATGTTGTAGATGATACATCACCACAATTAGGCGGAGACTTAGATTGTAATAGTTATGATATTTTATTTGATGACAATACTGGAATTAGAGATGACTCTGATAATGAACAATTAACTTTCCAAAAAACATCTTCAGCAGTTAACAACTTTGAAATGACTAACCAAGCTACTGGCACAAGTCCAACACTTGCTGCAGTAGGTGGTGATTCTAACATTGATATGGTTTTAGTTCCAAAAGGAACTGGAGAAACTAAAGTTGGAACTGGAGCGGCAACTGCTACTATTACATCAAGCGGTGCTTATGATTTAACTTTAGATACAAACTCAGGGTCTAATTCTGGGACTATAACAATTACAGACGGAGCTAATGGAAACATTGCAATCACTCCTAACGGAAGTGGAGCTGTTGTATTAGACGGTTTATCTTGGCCTACTTCGGATGGTACGGCAAACTATATTTTAAAAACTGATGGCTCTGCATCTTTATCTTGGACAGAAATGTCAGGTGGAACATCTTGGCAAGCAGTTCAAAGTACAGGATTTACAGCAGCTGCTGGAAAAGGATATTTCTGCAATACTACAAGTGCAGCTTTCACAGTTACATTACCAGGATCTCCAAGTTTAGGGGATGAAGTAACGATTGTGGATTATGCAGGTACAGCAGACACAAACAATATTACAGTCGGTCGTAATTCTTTAAAGATTATGGGAAGTGCGGCAGACTTAACCGTGGCCATAGAAAGAGCAGCATTTACATTGGTATATTCGGACTCTACATATGGGTGGCTACTAAAGGATAAATAATCCTCATGGCTGACTATCCAGATATTAAAGGATTCAACATACAATCCAAATCATCGGACCCTGTTCCTTTTGCACAGGAGAAATCAAATCAACCTTGGCAAGGAACTTGGGCTTCTGGCGGAAGTTTAAATACAGCTAGATACGAGATCGTAGGTGTGGGAATTCAAACTGCGGCTTTAGCAGTTGGAGGTACAGAAAACCCTGGGACAAGAACAGATTTAAATGAATCTTATAATGGAACAGCTTGGACTGAATTAGCAGATTTAAATACTGGAAGAACTGCTATGGGAGCTGCTGAACGAGGAACTACATCATCTACTGTAGTTTTTGGAGGAGCAACAACTGGTGGTGAGTCCGCCCTCTCAGAATCTTGGAATGGTTCTTCTTGGACAGAAACCAATGATTTAAATACAGCTGCCTATAGATGCGCAGGTGCCGGCACACTTACAGCAGCTTTAAGAATTGGAGGAAATATACCTCCAGCAACAGATAATACTGAAAAATTTGACGGAACTAGTTGGACAGAAGTTAATAACTTAAATCAAGCAAGACAATTTTTAGCAGGTGGGGGAACCCAGACTTCAGCAGTGGTTGGAGGTGGAACAAATCCTGGTGGTACAATTTATGGAAATTCAGAAACTTTTGATGGAACTTCGTGGACAGAAACTAGCGATTTAAATACTGCACGATATGATCTAGGTGGAAACGCAGCCGATAGTACAGACGCTTTAATATATGGTGGTGTACTGCCACCAGGAGGTCCTCCAAACTATGTAGCAAACTGTGAATCTTGGGACGGTTCAGCCTGGACGGAAGTAGCAGATTTAGGCGGAGTTAGAGGTAGTGGAGGAGGAGCAGGAGCAAGTAATGCTTCGGCTTTAACAATGGGTGGACAAAATCCTGGTCCAGCTTTGACTACTTCGGAAGAATGGTCCTTTTCAGGAATCCCACCAACAGCAACAGCCGTTGGTTATGCTGACGCGATTGTTGGAGATATGTATTACAATACTGTATCAGGACAATTTAAAGCTATTAAAGAAGGCGGAGCTCCTCTTGGAGCATGGGCTTCTGGGGCAAGTATGAATACTGCTAGAATGGAATTTCCTGGAGCAGGTGCAAATAAAGATGCTGGAATAGCTATTACAGGATACAAAGAAAGTAGTCAGACACTATATACAAATGTTGAAGATTATAACGGAACAGCGTGGACTGAAAAAGGTGATGTAAATACGGCAAGAAAAGGAGCAGGAGCTTTTGGATCAAACACAGTAGCATTTTGTGTTGATGGAGCTTTAAACCCTCCTGGAGCTTCTCAAGATCTTGTTGAAAGTTGGAACGGAACAGCGTGGACTGAAACGACTGAAAACAATACAGCACGATGTATGATAGAAGGACAGTCTGTAAGTACATCAGTTCCTACTGGAATAATTATTGGAGGAGGTACTCCTCCTGGATATGGAACCACTGAAGTTGCAGTCACTGAAACTTGGAATGGTTCTGCTTGGACGGAGACTGGAGATTTAAATACTGCAAGAAGCCTTGGAGGAGCTGGTGGAAGTTCCGCTAATGCTGTTTTAGGTGGAGGATATGCAGCACCAGGTAGTACTGATGCAGGGGAAACTTTTAATGGAAGTACATGGACAGAAGTGGCAGAAATAAATTCACCTAGAAATGCAATGAGAGGAAATAAAGGCGGTTCAAGTACTCTTGGATTAATATTTGCTGGAAGTCCTGGACCCGGTACTCAAACAGAATCATGGAATGGAACTTCATGGACAGAACAAGCTGACCTAGCTGACGCAGCTGGTGGAGCAGGGTTTGGAAATCCTGCAAGCACTATGAATGCAGGGGGATCTCCTCCTACAAGCGCAGTAGCTACGACTGAAGAATGGACAGCATCAGATTTTCAAATTAAAACGGTGACAACAAGTTAATTATGTTTTATAAGATAAGAAAAGGAGGAAACAACTATGGCGTATAAATACTGTACAGCGACTAACTGGGGAAAAGGCTTCTTCACTCACGAAGAGAGAAGACAAATGTACCTAAGAGGTCATGCTGGCGAAGTATGGGTTGTAAGCGACAATCATCATGGCGATGAATGGATCAGCAAAGTAGATGGTGCTATTAAGACTAAAGATGAAGCACAAGCTATTGTTGATGGTGAAATCGAAACAGCACAAGCTGCTTACGATGCATTATCAGCTGAAGAGCAAAACAATCAGACTAGACCAACTAAATACAATCTACCATAGGAATTTTTTATGGCTGATTACAAAGGAATAAAAGGTTTTCACATTCAAAGCCTGAGTACGGATCCTGCTTCGTCTATAGGAGCTACGGGATCTTGGGCTTCTGCACCAAATATAAATACTGGTCGAATGGAACTTTTCGGAACAGGCCCCGGAGCTGCTGGGATGGTTGTTAATGGAACAACGGATGGTAGTGATGGAAATCAAGTTTATGATTGCGAAGTCTATAATGGCTCTTCATGGACCGAAGTTAATAATACGGACCAACGAAGACAAGATGGTGCAAGTGCAGGAGTAACTACATCTGCATTAGTGACAGCAGGTTATACAACCTCTCCTAGAGGAAATAGTTCCTTCACTGAAACTTTTGATGGAACCAATTGGTCAGAAGAAACAAATATAAATAATGGAATTCAAGGCCGAAGAGGTTTGGGGGCTTCAGAAAGTGCCTCTCTTATCGTTTCTGCCGCACCTTCTAACAATTGCGAATTATGGAATGGAAGTTCTTGGACAGAACTAAATAATCAAAATACAGCCAGAAGTGGTCAAGGAACATTTGGAACGAGTACAGCAGGAATAGGTTCAGGAGGAAACCCCTATCGAGCTATTGTTGAATCTTTTGATGGAACAAATTGGACAGAGGTTGGAGATTTGAACACAGCTAGACAATATCTATCAGGAGGAGGAACTCAAACCGCTGGTTTAGTTTTTGGTGGAAGCGAACCACCCTCTACTACAAAAACAGAAATTTTTGATGGAACAAGCTGGACAGAAGTTGGTGATTTATCAATAGCAAAATATTATGGAGCAGGGGGAGGAACTCAACCTGCGTCAATTTATGCCGGCGGAACTCCCGGAACTCCTGCAAAACAATCATCAGAAGAATGGACAACGGCTTCATCATTTTCAAAAATGACTGAAGGACAAGTTTACTTTAATTCTTCTTCAACAAACGCTTTTAAAGTTAGTCAATACAATATTCCAGGAGGATCATGGGCTTCTGCGGCAACAGGAAACACAGCCCGAGGAAATTCAGGTAGTTTTGGAGCTCAAACAGCAGCTATAATAGCTACGGGATATGATGGAACTAATGTATCAAATGTGGAATCATATAATGGTTCAGCATGGTCAGAAGTTAATGAAGTTAATAGTCCTCGAAGAGAACTTTCTGGATTTGGAACCAGTACAGCAGGATTAATTATGGGAGGAAGACCTCCAGCAACAGGCGCAACTGAATCTTGGAATGGATCTACTTGGACGGAAGTAAACGATTTAAACACGGCTAGAGCCGATACAAATATTAGAGCTGGAACTCAGACCGATGGAATTTATGCCGGGGGTCAACCACCAACTATGGCTAACGCTGAAAAATGGGATGGAACTTCTTGGACAGAAGTAAGTGATTTAAATACTGCCAGAGAATATGGAGGTAATTCAGGAACAACGTCAACATCTGCTTTAGGTGTAGGAGGATCACCTCAATTAACAGTTGTAGAAGCATATGACGGAACAAGCTGGACAGAAGTTGCAGAGATTAATACCGGAAGGTCGAATGCCATGGGCGGAGGCGGAAGTTCTATTGCAGCAGTAAACTCTGGGGGCTACACAACTACAACGGTAGCTAATACTGAATCTTGGAATGGTTCTTCATGGACGGAATTAGGCGATTTATCGAACGCAGTTTATGTTCAAGGCTCCGGAAGTAATGCTAGTACAAGTGCTCAAATATCTTTCTATGGAGCCAGACCTGGTTACGTAGCTGCATCAGAAGAATGGACAGCTTCGCTAGTAAACAAAACAATTACGGTAAGTTAATATGGCAAATTACAAAGACATAAAAGGATTTCAAGTACAATCATTAGCGGATGATCCTGTTCCTTATTCAGGAAGTTGGTCCTCTGGTGGTAATTTAAATGAGGGAAGATATGCTGGTGGAGGTGTAGGTACTCAAACTTCTGCATTAATGATAGGTGGACTTCCTCCTATTACAGCAGACGTAGAATCTTATAATGGGTCCTCATGGACGGAAACTACAGAATTAAATCAAGCAAGATCAGAACTGGGAGCCGCTGGCGCTAGTAGTTCATCAGCTTTAGCAATTGGTGGAAGAGAACCTCCTAGTACAATTACAGGGAAAACTGAATCTTATAACGGATCTGCATGGACGGAAGTAGGCGATTTAAACACAGGACGAAGATCACTTCCAGGTAGCACAGGAATTATTACAGCAGCATTAATTTATGGAGGACAAGCTCCAGGTGGAGACACTGCAAACTGCGAAACTTGGGATGGATCCTCATGGACAGAAACAGGAGATTTAAACACTGCTCGAAGAGAAATAACGACAGGTATAGGAACTACTACAGCTGCGGTAGCAGCTGGAGGAAATCCTCCTCCTGGCGGAACTGCTTCTACTGAAACTTTTAATGGGTCTTCATGGAGCAATTCTCCTGGCGACTTAAATCAAGCAAGAAAAAACGCAGGAGGTTTTGGAACATCAACTGCAGGAATTGCGACTGGAGGAGAAGTGCCTGCTGTTACAGCAAAAACTGAATCATGGGATGGATCCTCATGGACAGAAGTAGCTGACTTAGGTACAGCTAGAGGATTTTTAAATTCAGCAGTTTATTCTCCAAGTACTACAGGATTAGTTTTTGCTGGGTATGAACCAGCTGATGTAACTGCTACTGAAGAATGGAATTTTCCAGCTGTCACTGCTAACATTTTAGTAGAAGGTCAAATGTGGTTTAATACGCCTGGTTCAGCTTTAAAAACTTATGGAACAGCGGCTGGAGTATCAAGTACGAGTTGGGCAAGTGGAGCAGCTATAAATACCGGTAGAGGTATAGGAGCTGGAGTTGGAGACACGACAGCAGGACTTATTTGGGGTGGATATAGAGCAAGCCCCGCTGCACAACTTACTAATACAGAATCTTATAACGGAACTGCTTGGACTGAAGTAAATGACTTACCAACAGCTGTTCAATTTCAAGCAAGAGGTGGTGTAGGAACTCAAACAGCTGCTTTATCAGCTGGAGGCGAACCTACCGGTAACAACCAAACAGAATCAGAAGTTTGGGATGGTTCTTCTTGGGCAGAAAATACAGAAATGAATACTCCACACGTAAAAGCCGGCGCAGCAGGAAGTCAAACTGCCGGAATTGTAATTACTTCATATGCTCCTGGAAATGAAAACGTAGAAGTTTGGAATGGTTCTTCTTGGACGGAAGTTGCAAATGTAAACACTAAAGGTGGAGATGGAGCAGGTTTTGGTTCATCAACTGCTGCAATATATACCGGTGGAGAAAGACCAGGAACCGTTGGAATAACAGAATCTTATAATGGAACAGCCTGGACGGAAGTAGCAGATTTAAATACAGCAAGATATGGATTATCAGGATCCGGGGGTCAACCATTAGGTCTGGTAGCTGGAGGTTATCAATCTTCACCTACTCCAAATTCAGTGTTAACTGAATCTTGGAACGGCTCTGCTTGGACTGAAGTAGGAGATCTAGCAAATGCAAGATATGGCCCTTTAGGAAGCGGTGGAGCACAAACTGTTTCAAGCGCTGTTAATGCTTTCGTAGCTGGATCATATAACCCTACCAATCTAACTGCTACTGAAGAATTTGTGGCTTCTTCAGCTATAAATACAGTGACTACATCTTAGACTTGACCTTTCTCTAGAAAGAGCATATATAAGTAACTAGAATGAATAAAGAAAAACGTAACATCGCTGCAAAGCTAGAAACTGAGTCGAAGTACTTAACTAATATCTTAGATAAACAAGATGTGGTTCAGTTCAAAAAACTTATACCTGAACTTCAAGATACTTGGATGAAGAAACAGATGTTCAGAACAGAAACAGAGATGAGATTTTCTGTATTATCGGACAATAAATATCCAACTAAAGCGGCTAAGTATTGGCAATCGGTTAGAGAACAAAATACTCACTTTGAAAACTTAGTTCATTTATCTTTTGATTCTAGAAAAAACGATATTGAAATAGAAAAATTAAGAAGAGACATTAAGAAAGAAAAAGATTCATTAGACAGAAAATTAAAACAAGTTGAATTAGAAGAAAAATTATATGGTAAAGCTCAAATGGAACTTGTTGCTAAACACAGAATGAGAGAAGTAGCAACGTGGTCTAAACTTAAAAAAGAATTTCATGATAATTCTTTTGATGATAAAGATGTTAACACGCATCAAGCCAATTCATATTTATTGAGACTACAAGAACAAAAGAAAACAATTACTCCCGGAACATCACAACCTGAAGTCTTTAATGTCTTAGGACAATTAGAAGCTTTAGAAAAAAATATTCAAGAAAAAAAATTATCACTAGATAGTAAAGCGCCTAAACAACTTAAAAGAAAGTAGAATATGGATTTTGACTTTGTATTTTTTGGTCAAACCTGTCTTAAATACAAAACGCCAGTAGAGGTCTTTGCTGGTCTAACAGAGATTTACGAAAAAAGAAAAAAAGAATTACCTAAAGCTAACAAACAACTCGTGGGTAAAATTCAAGATGAAGTGTCTCTTCATTATTCAGGACCCAATACAAATAAAATGCATCAGCATAATTTTTTACCAACTGATTTATTGCAGTGGTTTTATTCTGTTTTTAAACATTATTTAGATTGGAATAAGATTAATACCTTTAACATGAATATAAATTCTATCTGGGTTAACGAAATGAAATCAAATGAATATAATCCTATTCATATTCACCAAGGAAAATTATGGACAGGTTTATCTTCCGTTATGGTTATGAAACTTCCATCTAATTATGGTGTAGAATATTCAGCAGAATCAAAACCCATGAATGGGAGACTTCAAATTTCAGGAGCTTCAGCAGGACAATTTGCTAAAACAGATTATTCACCAAATGTTCAACTAGGAGATTTTTATGTATTTCCTTATGACATGAGACACTGCGTATATCCATTTAACGGAACTAAAGATAAACGAAGAACTTTAGTTTGTAATGTGGATGTAGATTATGATCCTGTGGCTTCTAGAACTGCTAGCGAGGTACTAAAATAATGCTTCTTGAACCACGTTGGAAAACTTATATGGCTATCACTACTGAGCCAATCTTTACACCTAAACAATGTCAACTAATTATTAATGCCGGTCATGCACAAAAACCAGAACAAGCTAGAGTAGGTGGAGGAAAGAAAGATGGAATTCACGATACTAAAAAAAGAGTCACTACTATTAGTTGGATTCCCTTTAAGGATATGCCGGAGATGTATAAAACAATTGAAAATACTATGCTTAGAACTAATTCAAATCATTTTGGTTTTGATGGTATGCGAATAACAGAACCAGGACAATTTACTGAATACCCTAAAGGCGGATTTTATGATTGGCATATGGATTCAGATACTAATTTTGCTCATGAACCAACCGTTAGAAAAATATCGATGACATGTTTACTTTCTGATCCTTCAGACTTTAAAGGAGGAGAATTAGAATTTATGGATAAAGGCAAAAGAGCTGATGACTTAAAACAAGGTCAAGCTATTTTCTTTGCATCATTTCTACGACACAGAGTAGCACCTGTTAAAAAAGGAATAAGACGATCTCTGGTTATGTGGTTTGGAGGTCCCCCACTACGATGAATGAATTAAAAAGGGATTTAATGTGGCCGACCCCTATTTACTTTAAAGATTTTCCAGATTCCAAGAATTTAAATAAACATCTTTTTAAACTTATTAAAGCTTGGTCTAAAAAAGAACCAACTTTAGACAAAACTAATTCAGGAGGCGGATGGCATAGTCCTACTAATATGAATGAGAAAAAAGAATATCAACCTTTGATTAATCATCTTTTTCAAATGTGTACAGAAATTTTTAAAGACTATGGACTGGAACCTAAAGTAGGATTAGGTAATATGTGGGCTAATATTAATCCCCCTAATGCTTATAATAAATATCATATTCATCCCAACACAGATATTTCAGGGGTTTATTATGTTCAAGTTCCTAAAGACTCAGGATGTTTATGGCTAGAAGATCCAAGAGCAGGAGCCAATATTCAATTACCAAGACGAGTAAAAAATCTTCCTAGACAGTTATGGCGAGTGACAAATCTTCCACCGGTAGAAGGAAGATGTATTATGTTTCCAGCATGGGTTCCTCATGGTGTAGTAGAAAATAATACTAAAGCTAAAGGAGATAAGAGCTTAAGAGTATCTGTATCTTTTAATTTTATTCAAGTCCCTATTGATAATACCCCTAAAGATTTTGATGACAGAATCAATGAAGAGTTTCAAAAAAGATAAGTATCAACTTATTAAAGGAGCTGTATCCAAAGAAGTGTGTGATATAGCCTATCGTTATTTACAAATCTCAGCTGAAGCAGATCATTTTTTATTAAAAACAGGCACTACTCATGAAAAGAATCCTTTAGTGGGTACTTTTAAAGATCCACAAGTTCCAAACTCTTATTCAAAATATGCTGATCGTTTAATGGAAACATTACTTATTAAGACTATTCCTGTAATGGAAAAGAAAACAGGTTTAAAATTAGTTCCAACCTATGCGTATTGTAGATTATATAGAACAGGTAATATTTTAAACAGGCATAAGGATAGACCAAGCTGTGAAATATCAACCACTCTTAATTTAGGTGGAGATCCATGGCCTATTTTTATAGACCCTACAGGATCAGATAACGTTATTCATGAATATAAAGGTATTCATAAACCTGGAGCACCCAAAGGTATTCCCTATACGTTAGGCCCAGGAGATATGATTATTTATTCAGGTTGTGAATTAGAACACTGGAGAGAACCTTTCCAAGGCAAACTCTGTGGTCAAGTTTTTCTACACTATAACCATGCTAATGGTCCCTTTGCAAAGACCAATTTGTATGATAAAAGACCTATACTCGGCATACCTAAACTAGGTTGAACTCGCCGCAAATATAGTATATTTTCATTACAAGGATTTTTGTATGCTACAAAAGATAGGATTTTTGCCTGGATTTAATAAACAAGTTACCCCTACAACCGCTGAAGGACAATGGGTTGGAGGAGATAATGTACGTTTCAGGTACTCAACACCAGAGAAAATAGGAGGGTGGGCTCAACTAGGAGAAGAATATTTAACCGGAGCAGCCCGAGCTCTTCACCATTTTGTAAACACTAACCAAGTTAAGTATTCCGCTATCGGAACTAACAGAATTTTATATGTATATTCTGGTGGTGTGTTTTATGACATTCACCCTTTAGTTAATCCATCAGGTACAGCTTTATCTAATTGTTTTAGTACAACTAATGGAGATGCAGAAGTAACCATTACTTTCGGATCCGATCACAGTTTTTCAAAAGGAGACATTATTCTTTTTGGTGGAACTTCAACTTTTAGTTCTATTACGGGTTCTAACTTTGGAGCTTCTGATTTTTGTGATAAAAAGTTTATGGTTACAAGTGTTCCTACAGGATCAACTATTACGATTACAATGCCTAGTAATGAAACTGGTTCAGGAGCCACGACTTCTGGAGGCATAACTTATTTTCAATATTATTCAGTCGGACCCGCTAAACAATTAGGTGGAGACGGTTGGAGCATTGGCCAATGGGGTGGTACTGTGGCTGGTGAATATACTACTACCTTAAATGGAGCCATTAATGCTTCTACAACGACGATTGTATTAGCAGACGCTTCTTTGTTCCCAAGTTCAGGAACTTCATATATTCAAATTGGAACAGAAGAAATTTCTTATACAGGAATTAGTACTAATACTTTAACCGGTGTTACAAGAGGAGTTAGAAATACCACAGCAGCTTCGCACTCAGACGGTGATACCGTCACCAACTCATCTGACTACGTTGGATGGGGAAACCCAGCTTCTGGAGACTACGTAATTAAGCCCGGAACATGGACCTTGGATAACTATGGAACTAAACTCATAGCTTTAATCACGGACGGTAAATGTTTTGAATGGGATTCAGATGCAGCAAATGCTACATCAACACGAGCAACGGTTATTTCAGGAGCTCCTACCGCTTCTAGAGATGTGTTAGTATCTACACCCGACAGACACTTAGTATTTTTTGGAACAGAAACCACTATAGGTACAGCAAGTACTCAAGATAATATGTTTATTCGTTTCTCTTCTCAGGAGGATATTAATACCTATGCTCCCACATCAACCAATACCGCTGGTACACAAAGACTAGCTGATGGATCTGAAATTAGAGGAGCTAAAAGAGGTAGAGATGCAATCTATATTTGGACTGATACTGCGATGTTTACGATGCGTTTTGTGGGTCAACCGTTTACATTCTCATTTGATCAAGTTGGAACTAACTGTGGATTAATTGGAAAGAACGCATGTCTAGAAGTAGATGGTGCGGCCTATTGGATGTCTGATAATGGTTTCTTTAGGTATACTGGTAAACTAGAATCAATGGACTGTTTAGTTGAAGACTATGTTTATGATGATCTTAACACTACAGCTAATCAATTAATTTCTGCCGGTTTAAATAATCTATTTGGGGAAGTTGTTTGGTTCTACTGTACAGAAAACTCTACTATTGTTAATAGAATGGTTTGTTATAACTATATTGATTCTTCTGCTCAAAGAGGAATATGGACCACAGGAAGTCTAGCTAGAACTACATGGCAAGACTCAGCTGTATTTGGTAGACCTCATGCAACTAAATACAATGACTCTGGAACACAAGCTTCAACGGAATCTACATTTGTTGGTGGAAACACGGATGGAATTACAACATACTTTGAACATGAAACAGGAGTTAATGAAGTAGCTGGTGGAACAGCTACGGCTATAGCTTCCAACATTGAGTCTGGAGATTTTGATATTACACAAACTGAAAAAGAGGGTGTAACCTTTAGAGGAGATGGTGAAGTGTTTATGTCTATTAGAAGATTTATACCTGACTTTTTATCTCAAACCGGTAATACTAAAGTTACATTAAACCTTAGAGATTATCCTAATGCTGCTCAAGTAAGTTCAACGTTAGGTCCTTTTACCATTACATCAAGCACCAATAAAGTTGACACAAGAGCTAGAGCAAGATCTGTAGCTCTTAAAGTAGAGAACGATGGATTAAATCAAGATTGGAAACTTGGTACATTTAGGTTAGATGTACAAGCAGGAGGCCGAAGATAATGTATAATTATAGTGCAAGAAGAAAACAAGGATTAGGTAGTTTAAGACCCGGATATCAATTAGGCGGACCTGCAGACATACTTATAGGAAATCTTTTGAATTGGGGAATAGGTAAAGCAACAAGTAAAATGTTTGGTACCCAGGAAACGGCAGAGGAAAAACTTAATAAACAAATGTCAAAATTTATATATGGGTATGGTAATGAAAAAGATGATGATGATACAAGCAAAGGTTTTACTTCTACCCCATCAGCAAAAAGTAGAATAGGTGGTGGAATACTTAATGCCTTAGCTACTATGCTCTTAGGCCCTGTCATGGGTCCAATAGCTCTGGCTGTAGGTAGAGGACTTAAAAATAAATATGCTGGTGGAGATGGAGGATCAGGACCAGGACCTAAAGGACCTAAAGGACCTGGACCAAAGACAGATTGGTACACAGGTAGTGATGAAGAAGACAAAGATATTGAAAATCAAATAACTAAAAATTTTAGTGGAATAGATAGTAGCGGTTGGGATCCTGGTGTAGCATCTACTACAGCATCTACTACTACGAGTGTACCTTCTCACATTGGGCCAGATCCTCACGGTGATAATGGAAGTTCTGGATCAACAGGTTCTATGAGTGCATCAGATTTTTCTGATGATTCTCCAGGTACGCCTTTCTTTAAAGGCGGTCGAGTAAGTTATTCTAAGGGAGGTATAGCAAGTTTATGGCAAAGATAGTACAAGTATTAACAAGACAAGGTGATGATTACGAACCACAGGTAGCCAATTCTTTAGTTAGAGATTTAGATAGTGTGGTTCAAAAACTTAACACAACTTTTCAAGAAGAATTAAAACAAGAGATAGAAGCTAAAGCCTTCTTTATGGAATAATGGCTGTTGTAAATATATATAAATTTTATGGAGTTGATAA